AGATTGGGCGCCAGCATCTCGGTATCGATGGCGGTTAGTAGGCTAGGCGCTTCAGGTTCCCCCCGCTCTGCGCCGATGCGTGAACGCCGCCATCATTTCAGCCTGGCGAGCAGTTCTTTCATATCCTTGGGAACGGGCTCCGAAAGCGCGTCATCCCATGAGCGCATGAGTTCCTTGAGCGCTACCTTGGTGCGCTGGCCGATCGGTTTCACTTCCGCAGCTCCCGAACCGCAATCACGATCCTCAAGATGAGCAGGACGATTGTGCAGAGCGTCACGATTGCGGGCGCGCCGACGGTGATGACCCACATCGCCCAAGCGGCGAGCGTTCCGTCAAAGGCCAGAGCCTTGGGGGACTCAGGCAGGATCACGGGATTATACTCATACAGGGTGGCTTTCGTCCTTGGGGATTACTGGGTTCCACCACCGCCACCGAAACCGCTGTTGACTACGGCGATGAGGGTAATCGATGCAGATGCGCGCACGGTCTGCGTTGCACTGTCTCGAATCTCGATCAGGAGAACGGCCGACGCATTGGTGTCCGGATCTGAATTGGTGATGCTCCACGCACGATTGGAGGAGCAGCTGAGCCAGCTTCCGGTCGTGCCGGAATTGATCGATCCAGTGGTTACTGTTGCCCGAACCTCGTAATTGGACGCGCTTCCCCCGGTCAGCCATGCCTCGAGGACCGTGCTCGCCTGGTTCCTGACCGTTCCGTCAGAAGTGATCTGATAGGTGGCGGTGGAGGTTGTTTTCGAGATTTTGGTTATAGTCTGATTGCTGAGCTGGACCGTGGCTGCAACCGAGATAAATCGTGCTCCAGCAGCAGCGGCGAGAATGGCGGTCATCAGGAGAGGCCCGATCCGCTGACCGTCCAGTCGTCGGTTGTCCAGCGAATGAGTGTTGCCTGACCGCCGGCCGCTAGAATCGCGTCGGCCGATGTGGTCGAGCCATTCTGCTTGAGAGTAACGCCAGATCCCCGAGTGATCGTCAGCGCGCCAGACCCGGCATTGCGGATGACATAGGTAGCGCCGGCGGTGATCGAGGTGGTGGCATTGGGATTGATGGTCGCGGCTGCGGCAGAGCCGGTGTAGTTGATTCCCTGCCCGCGCTCGCTGTCGGCGAACGTGAAGGCGGCGCTCTTGGTGATCGGCGTGAGGTCGCGATAGGAGCTCGCAAGTCCGCCGAGGTTGGCCAGGGCGGTCGCGGCGTCGGTCGCTGCCGTGCCGCCATTGGCGATGGGAAGCGCAGCGGTTCCGGCAAGGAAGTTCTGGAGCGTGGAGACGAAGCTATTACGGACCAGCGCCATCAGCGAGCGGATCGCATTGTCCACGTTCGCCGGACTCATGCCGGTGTTCACATTGATGCCGTCGAGCGTCGTGTTCGAAGACGCGGTTGACGACCAATCAAACAGACTCGCCATTCGACTTCCTTCAATTGGTGATTTGGGTTAGAAAGGCGCTGTGGATCGCTTGTCTGCGGCTCGTGCGCGTGTTCAGAAGGTGAAGGCGGAACTACGTTCGCCCGCCGTCCATCTCCCGTGCATCAAATGTCGCCATTACGAGCTGGTCTGTACCCATCCGGCAGTGGCCGAGATCAAGACCGACCCGGAGACTGGGTCGGTCAAAGTTCTTCCCGAGTTTTCCAAGGACGCCAGAGCTGAGGGCGGTCCATGCGGACCAGAAGGAGCGCTGTTCGATTCCCGCTCCGTGCCTGGCCTCGTTGTCGTCAATGTTCTCTCTAACCCGCTTGGGCGCTGGGCCGCGCTGACCGCCGGCCTTCTCGGATGCGCCTATCTATTCGGCTGAATCGTCTCCTGACGAACCAGCGATGATCCCGGGACGCCCAAAATCTGCGGATTGTTAATCAGGAAATCGCCCAGCCGAACGACATTTCTTGGCCTGTCGCCGAGGAGCGTCTTCTGGATGATCCACTGCCCCGCCTTGCTGTATGGGGCAGCGAGCAGGGCGGCGAGCGTAAGACCTTTGACGGCTCCGCTTGTAGCACCGCTCTCTCTCTCGCCATTGTCGGAATTGACGAGGCCAAGCCCCCCGCCCAACCCGCCGCCGAACAAAGTTGAGAGCAGAAACGCGCGCCCCGCCGTCCCGCTGTCCGGCGTGAGGCTGGGCATCACTGCTTTTCCGGCATCCGTGAGGTCGTAAAACGGGCGATCCGGGGACAGCGCCTTGTCGATGCCGCCATATTTTTCGGTATTGGCGATTGACGCCTGATTCAGCGCCTTGGGCGAAACCAGTTCGTCATTGGACTGTGCGGCGGCCCCCTTCAGGGCGCGCTGGGCGATCTTGATGCGGCCGTGAATGGCGTTTGCGGTTGCCAGATCCTGCCCAACCTGTCCGCCCTGCCTTCCACCAAGGGCCATGACCTCGCTCTCGAGGGCGTCCAGTGCATCGCTTGCCTTGCCGCCCACATCATCGTTCAGCGTGGCCTCGGTGCGGCGGATTGCCTGAAGCGCGGTCTGATAGCCCTTGCCGGTGAGCTGTCCGTTATTGATCTGCGAGCGAACGTCATTGATGACGGTCTGCACATCCTTTTGGTGGTGATTGAGCCCCTGCGCCGCCTGTTCGACAGCGGAAACTCCTTGGTCGAACTGCGGATCTACCGCGATGCGGACTGGGCCCAGCTTGTTGTAAGCCGCGGTTTCGGCCGCCCGTGCCTGCGCCAGACCCTCTGGGCCGGTCGAGGTGACACCAGGCGCGATCTGGCGAAACATCTCTTCATTGAACCCGACGTCGCCGCGCTTGCGGGCCGTATTGATAATTGCATCCCCTACGGGAATCCCGGCAAGCCGATCCTCGATGCCACCGATGGAGCGGCCGACGATATTCTCCGAGCCGCGCCCGATCTGTCCCAGGGTCAGGGGCACGCCGCGATTGTCGAGATATTGGAGGTGTGCGTTCTTCACGCCGGAAAGAGTGCGCCCAATGCCCCTCTGCGCGCCGCGCCCAAGCGCCCCGCCAAGCGTGTTGGCAACGGCACCTTCGCCAGCGCTGAGGCCGGGGCTGTCCGGGTTTTCCGCCGCTCCCATCGATCCGCCATAGGCAAGATCGGCGCCGCCGCGCACAAGCGGCCTGGCGAGGACGTTACCGGCAATCCTGCTGAGCAGTCCCTCGAACCCGGCCTGCCCAGCGATATTGCCAAGAAGGTCTGCCGTCGGATTGGTGACTGACAGCGCGGCCCGGTTTGCGTCCCATGCCGGTCCAGCGATCTTGCGGCCCACCACATCGCCGAGGCCCGCGGTTGCGGCCGCCGACGATCCAGCGGCGAACGAAGCCGCGGGCGATGCCGACAATCGCTGCCCAAGCGTCGTCGGTACGGCTCTGACCGCCTCCGCATTGACCGCGCCACGGTGCGTCTTTGCGAACGCAACGCCATCAGCATATTGTTTGGGATCGGGCGGGTTGAAGCCGTGAGCTACGGCATAAGCCGCCACGTCATCATATGGCGCGGCCTGCCGGATGAAGGACGAAAGCGCGGCGGTCACTGCGGGATCGGCGGTGTTGCGATAATTGTCTGTCGCGACGGATTGGTCAGGTCCGCCAGTCATGCCGGAATAGTCCACCTTAGGTGCGGCGGGTCCGGCAGACAGCTTAAGCCCCTCGATCGCGTTCTGGCGAAGCCTGGCCTTGAGCGCGACGGTGTCCGGACTGTCGCCCGGCTGAGGGAAATAGATTTTGCGCTGGTTCTCGAATTCGCTCTGCGAGATCGCGGCGCCGGATTCATAGCGCAATGTTGAGGCAATGAAGTCTCGCTGCGCAGTTTCGGCCCGCTGACGCGCCGGACTGGTGAACTGGTTTACGAGCGCGTCGGGAAGGAGCGTCTTGGCAATCTCGCGGCCCTGCGGGTCGTCGCTGATGCCGGTGCCCTCATACTCCAGATTGGACTTTAGCGCCCTATTGAAAAAGCTGGCGCTCTTGGCCTGACTTTCGTTCGCGCCGCCGCTGATCTGAAGGTTTGCCTGTGCGGCCTGTCCCTGCGCATCGGATTGCAGTGCCTGCCCGCGCTTTTGCGCGATCTCGGCAGGCGCCGTCGCCGCATTCACCTGGGCCTGCGTCGCGGCATTGCTTGCTTCCGCGGCGGCCTTCGGCGCGACGTAGGGCAATTCCGCGCCATAGCGCTGGTTCTGGAGCGCCTGGCCGGTGTTGTTGAGGCCTTGCCCCTGAAGCTGCCCAGGAAACATCGGGTTGGGTGCGACCATGCCGCCGCCCTGGTTGAGCTGCGACAGGACGGACGGGTCAGTGACCTTGCGAACGGGCATTTACTCGCTCTCCTCGTACCACTCGCCGCCAATGCTGTAATAGGTCTTGCCGTTGATCGTCTTGGTGGCTGTACGCGGCACATTCTGCGTGCCCTGCGGGGTGGACACGTTGATTGGGTTGGTCGCGTCCTGATACTGGAGCAGGGACCGTTTCTGCTCCGGCGTCATCGTAAGATAGGCCTGGAGGTTCTGGACGAACTGCGGCGGCTCAAGCGCCTTCTGCCGCTGCATATCCAGTTGCGCGTTCAGCTTCTCGCGGTCGAAGGCCATCTGCCGCTCTTCGTCCTGCTGGCGGTACAGGTTCGGCCCGAAGGTAGGCTGCATCCCGCTATAGGCCATGAGCGAATCCCCGAGGATGCCAGCGATGTTGGCTAGCGTCTTGCCGGTGTGGTTCGGCTTGGGAATGTTGTCCTGCGGAAGATCGACACCATTCACTGGCGCATAGTCCTGCGGCTGCACACTCGCCGTGAGCGGCATCTGAGCGCTCATGTCGGGCGCGGCGATATCCGCCAGTGTCTTTGGTTTGCGCTGCGGTGCCACTGAGGCGCCTCCATATGCGATGTGCCAGTTGGGTCCGGTCGTCCACGGCTTGGGGCTCGAGGCTTCGTCCAGCGCCTCGACCACGTTGACGCCATTGGATTTGAGGCCGTTGACATAATCTCCGAACGACACGCCCTGCATTGGCGCGATGTCGAACGCCTGGCCGATATTGTGGTAGGAATGCGGGTTGGCGCGGCCCAATGGACTGTTCGGACTGCGGTAGGCCGAAGTGACGCGCGCCTGCGGATAAAGCTGGTGGAGGATGTCCAGCGGGCTAGAGGGCGGCACTAGACGTGAATCCGCTCTTCTCGGCGGCGAATGGCGCTAACCGTTCCGTGACTGACGCCCAACTCTTCCGCCCACTTTGTGACAGGCTTCCCCTGATCCGTTCGAATTTCGCGGACAACCGAGTCTGGAATTTTGGCAAACCAGAGATCGTCACCACGCGGCTGCGTTCCATGGCGCACCTTATCCCTGAGGTTTTCTTGCCGCGTAGCCCACCGCAAATTCTCCGGTGTGCAGTTAAGTTTGTTCCCGTCCCAATGTGCCACATCGTGCCCATGGGGCCGCGCCCCGTGCCACGCTTCACATACGAGTTGATGGACGTAGATCGTCTTTGTCTTGCCATCCCTCGACAGACTAACCGTGTAATAGCCCGCCTTAATGACAACGTTGGATAAGATTCTCTCGGGTATAGGCACATCCGCCATCGTGCCCCTCCGGGGAGCGCGATAGGTTCTCGCTAAGCTTTTTACGCGCCCGAGCGAACTTACCTGGTATATTCCCTCATATCCGAGGACGTTGCGCCATTCCTCTGTCATTTCCCACCCAATAGCGCGTAGTTCACACCGTCATAGCCGGAGCCGCGATAGTTCTCGATATGGGCCCACGGGCGAAGCGCCTTGACCTCGTGCGCCATGACGCCCTTGAACATCTGCTTTGGATCGCTCTTGTACGCGAAGGTGTAGATTCCGAGTCCGTCAGCGAACTCGCCGACCTTTTCGACCTTCGTCTTGAGGCGGATGTCTGAGAAGGCGGCGCCAGCGGCGCCAAGGCCAGCCCCGAGTGCTCCCCAGAGGGGAGACGGCCCGGTTTGTGTGCTCTTCGACGTGCCGCCGTTGAACAGCGCACCAAGCGAATTGGCGAGGTTGTTGGAGCCGGTATAGGGAAGCTCGGCACCCTGTCCGATCGCGCTCATCAGCGCGGCGGTATCGGCCTGGTTTCCGGCCTGCGCGCCCTGCGCGGCCTGGCCCATGCGGTTCATCTCGTCGCCATAGTTTTGGTACAGCAACTGAGAATCCGCATCGGCGAGGTTGCGCGAGAGAACATCCGCGTGCGCGCCGGACCCATAACGGCCCGAGAGCTCGAACTGCGAATTGACATCGTTCTTCACGCCCCGGTTGAGCGTGTCCATGACGTTCTGAATATAGGGGTTGCCGTTCAGATATTTGCCCGAGAGGACATCCCCGTAATAGCCGTTCGCCTGTCCTGCGGTGCCGAGCGATGAGCCGAACTTGCCGAGCAGCGGATTGACCACATTGTTTCGGGTCAGGTCCGTGAGCTGCTGAAGGCCGGGCTGGTTCTGGTTGAACACGCTCTGTACGCTTCCCGCGCCGGCTTGGGCAATGGGCTGCGCCCACGCCTGCGCGCTGCCGGTGGTGCTCGTGCTCGTGGATTTAGGCTTCTTGCTCATTCACAATGCCTTTTCGTAAATCGTCAAACCGTCTTCATCCGTGCCGCAGAGGCCCCACCCGAAAGCGCGTGCGTAACGCGCCCAACCCTTTCGCCCCCGCATGGTGAGCCTTGCGGCGCCGTTCCGCCGCGCCCAGGCGCTCACCTGGCCATCGAAGTCTTCGATCCATTCCCTGTGCCGCGCGCCGCCCGCGAGGCGTATCTGTGCCTCATCTCCCGCCGGACAGGCGGTTGCGGCGGCGAATATCGTCGATCCATCGAAGGCGATCCACACCAGTTCATCATCGTCTCTGACGCCGATCCCGCCGTATTCGGCGGCGGGTCGAAGCAATTCCATGATCTCGTTCCAGAGGGGGTGGCTCTCCGGATCGGGCAGGTAGGAGACGATCAAAAAGGGCCGATCAGCGAAAGGAAGGTGTTCTGCTGGCCGGTGGTGAGCGCAGTGGCCCCGCCGGTAATGAACCCGTACAGCTCGACATAATCCGTAGTTCCGTTGAAGAAGGCGAGCACTGCGGTCTTGGCGGTGGCTGCCACGCCGTTGTTGGAAATCTGTGCCTGGGCGATCTGCGTTGCGCCGTTCTTGGTGATCGTCGCTAACGTCAGGCTGGCGCCGGCAAAGGCCGCGACAGTCATCTGCGCGTCGATCTGATAATAACCCTTCCGCTTGGGAGTGATCCTCCGGTTCGTGGTCACATCGGCAATCGAGTCATTGTCGATCGCCGCAACGTCGAACGCCACTTTGGTATTGGCGGCTCCGATATTCTGGGCCGCGTTCAGAAAGATGACGCACTTGCTCGTCCCAGCCTCATTGAGAACGGTCAGGTTGCTGAGGTTCGGAGCGGTGGCGCCATTGGTCAGCGAGAAGCCGAAAATCCTGTTAGGGGTCGCGAGCGCCCCGATCCCCGATGGCGCGTAATTGGTGATGGTATTGCCGTAGATATCGATGCCGTAGTCCCGGCAATCCGCCGGCAGGCTGGTGCCGTTGGTCCCGGTGCTGCTGTAATTATACTGTGTCGCCGTGCCGTTGGCCGCGCTGACGATCTCGGTATTAAAAAAGTTGATGTTGTCGCAATATTTGAACACGCGGCCGACCTGGCCGACGTTCGAGATCACCATATAGGTGTTGTGCCATTCATCGAACGCGGTTCCGGTCGAGCCCCCAGAAGCCCCCGCACCGCTAATCAGAACGCCGATCGCGCTTCCCGCGCCGGATGGCAGATAGATCGCGGTATTGTCGAAACGGTTATGCTCGGAGAGGTAGGACGTGCCCACCGTCGTCATATTGATGCTGATACCGTAGCATCCGGTCACCATGAGGTTGCGGGTGCGGCCGTATTGGCCCGAGATGATTTCGAGGCCGATCGCTGACGTGCTGGTGGTCGTGATGCTGATGCAGATATTCTCGACACCCCATGAGCCGATCGGCCCCTGGATGCGGATTGCCGGGCCCGCGATACCCGACTTGATCGTTACCGCCGCCATGTTCCCAGGCCCCGGCATGACCGCGCCGCCCGCACCCACCAGCTGCACACCGGAATAGGTCGAGAAGGCGCTGGACGAGCCGTTGCCGATGGTCAGCGTCGAGGTAATCAGATAGGTGCCGGGCGGGAACAGCAATGTCCCCCCGCCATTCGCCTGAAGATGGTCTATAGCGGCCTGAATGGCTGCGGTGTCATCCGTTGAGCCGTCGCCGATCGCGCCATAATCGGCTTTCACGGAAACGAAGTCGTTGAGCTTTGTCAACGCCGGGTTGAGCGCCGCCGAAACCTGTCTCTGCCAATCCTGAAGCGATGGGGAATAAGGCGGGATGAAGAGCGTCACGCACGCCCCCCCGGCGTGGCAATGAAATCGAATCCTTCGACCGAGGTCCAGTCGGCAGCATCGGCAAAGATCACTTCGGGCTGGACGAACCGGCCAGAGGCGAGGATCGGCACCTCTCCATTCGACCGGAAGTCCGTCGAAACCACGTTGGTCGGGCTGTCGCCCATTCTCGCGCGGCAATCGATCGACACCTGGGCAGTCGTCGCGTTGGCAATGACCCGCGTGCTACGGATATGCGAGACACGGCCAGGATTGGGTTCGAGCTGGGGCAGCCGGAACTCGGCCTGAAGGTTGGAACCGGAGCCGAATGCGTACAGTTTCTGGTCGGTCTTGGCGATCATCAGCAGTGGAGCGCCACCGCGCCAATATGGGTCATCGAGCACTGGAGTCACATTCTCAATCGAGGGATAGGTGACAGCGATGTCCTCAAGCGTCAGCGACGCCGTGCGGCCCGTGGAAATTCCGGCTATCCCCGTAACGCTGATGTCACTCCACATGTCGTTGTCGAAATTGTACACCCACAGCCGGTCAGGCATCGACCAGATGACCAGCGATCGTTCCGGGTCGATCGCGCAGCGGAGGTTGGCGATTATGTCGCTGGTCGAGTAGAGCGTGCGAAAGGTGCGATCGACGCGGTTACGGCCAATCGGCAGCACTTCTCCGTCAATGAACTTGTAGAATCCCCTTCGGCTGTAGAAGAACGTCTGGCGCCCGTGCTGGGCAATGCCGCCGTGACACAGCGCCCCGATAGAATTGGACACCTTGCGGCGGCTGAAGATGCCGGGGCTGCCGATATATTCGAAGATGTGGACCGCCGCGTCCTGAAAAGCCAAACCGAATTCGCCGCCGGCCAATCCGGTCACCGGGCCCCCGTCGGGAAGATCCTGAACGTCAGACTGGTTGGAGCCGATCGTCCACCCTTCGGCATTGTCGATCGCCGACCAATAGACCCGGTTCTGGTTCGAGCTGTTTCCCGCCAGGAACACGAAATCACGGACAACCGCGACATAGGAACTCGTTGGCGGACTGCCGCCTAGCGTCGTTCCAACGGCGGTGGAGATGGTGTATTTGAGCGGCGCGGCGCCGTTGGTACAGATGATCTTGTCGCCGAACTGCGCGAAGTTCCAGTTGGACGAATAGGCTCCCGCGACAACCGAAGTCGTGGTGGTCGAGGTCAGGCGGTAAAGCCCGCTGTCCGTGCCCGCCAGAAGAACGACCGTGCCGTCCGTTCCGGCGAAGGCCCCAGAACCCCTCCACGACGCACCGATGGCGGGCGTGAGGGCCGACAACGCCTTGATCGGCTCGTAACCGAGCACTCCCGAGTAGCAATTGCGCGCCTTGACCAGAAAATCGTGGCCGAATTCTGGAAGATCGGGCGCAATCCCCTTGTTGAAGGGGAAGCTAGCCATTGGTGATATTCCATGTGTTGATGCTGGCCCACGGCGCGTCCGCGGCCCTCATTTCCGCCGGGTTCTGCCGTTCCGGATAGGCCTCGCTCATCATGTTGAGCGCGGTGGCGAACCGATCGACCATGCGGTCCTCGAGCTCGTCGTCGCGGACATGCCGCGCGGCGTGCATCACCGCCCCGAATTCATAGACATCGGCGTGATTGGTGATGACCCAGTTGGTCAAGTTGCCGCTGTTGAGCGCAGCGGGCTTGCGATAATAGCGAAGGGTCAGCGCAACTGCGGCGGTCGGCCTGTCCACCAGCCACAGATCAGAGCCGATGATCCAGTAATGGCGGGTTTTCGAACTGTCATAGGCGGTTCCGTAGGGAAGCGACTTGTTGGCGTAATAGGTGCCGGATTCGAACACGCCCAGACGGACGACTTGCCACGTCTCGCCGTTGAGGGTCAGCGCAAGATCGATCGCGTCGGCGAAATCGGACGGTAGGGCCTGGCTCTGGCTCGCCGATGGGCCGTAGCTGAAAATGGCCTCCATCGGCCGCACAGGATCGGCGGCAAGGCGAGCGAATATCTCGTCCTCTGCCCGAGCGATGAAATCGGGGATGAGGCTGGTGAGATCGTTCCGGTTGAGCCGCTGGGCGACAGTCGTGACGAGCGAGTTATAGTCCATCGCTCACCCCTTCGAAAAAGACGGGGGCACGACGACCCCCGCTTGTAAGTTAGCCGTTGAAGCTGCCGGGAAGGCTCTCGGGGCGACCGATCACGAAGATGTAGGTCTCCGACGCGGCGTCCACCGCACCCGCCGTGGGATTGACGAACTGGACGCTGATGGTGTCGGCCGCCTTAACCCGCGCATTGCTGATGCCGAGCCCGGCCGTCAGGGACGGCTTATTGACCGCGACAACAATGTCTCCGGCCAGCACGCCCTTGACGGTAACGTCCTGCTCGGCAGTCGTGATCGTGGCCACGGAAGCGGGGTCGAACGTCACCGCCACGGCCCGCAATTTGTAGATGTTCCCCAGAGGGATCATGCTTGACATGTTTCGTCTCCAATAAGCGGGGAGGAGTTTCCCCCTCCCCTATGTCGATCAGTTGTTGTGGAGACGGCAGGCGAGCTGCGGACGAAGCGTCTTGTAGCCATAGAGGACATCCAGACGGCAAGGGAACTTGTCGTTCGTGATGTCGTACTGGCGTACGATGCGCATCGAAATGCCGTCCATTACTTCGCGGGCCGAGAAGTCCACGCCCTGCGGCATGACCAGATCTGCCGTGGCGAAGCCGAACGCGCCCTCCTGATAGAGGACCGACGTGCCCACCGCAGTCGAGGCAGTGCCGAGCACCGTCACCGTCTTCGACGCGCCGGCCGAGTTGATGACGATATTCTGCGTTGCGCCCGAGGTGACCGGAGTCGGCGAGCAGGCGACCGAGGTCGTGCTGTCGGCGGTCGCGATGAACTGCTGAAGGATCCCGGTGTCCGCCTTGCTCTCCGGGTGAACCTTGTTCACGCCGACGATGGTGAACACGTCGCCCTTCTTGATCGTGCCGGAGCCGCCGGAAATGGTGATCGTGGCGGTGCCCGACGTGATGCCGGTCGAGGTGTTGCAGACGTAAGACGCAGCATCACCGCGGCTATGCGCCGGCCACAGCGTGTTCTCGACGAAATCGAAGCCAGCCGTGCGACCCATATAGCCTTCGCGGTACTGCTTCGCCACGCTCGAGGTGTCGTTGAACAGGCCCTTGAGGGCGTCAACGAGATCCACGTTGTCCTGCGTGTTGAGGTTGGCCGTGCGATCATTCAGGGGCGTGAGAGCGTCCTGCATGATCTTGCGGCCCGCCAGCACCTTGGCGAGCGTGAGCGCAGAGCCGCCGTTCCACACCGACTGGTACACGTCCTTGTACATGGACATGGCGTCGGCTTCGATATTGGCCGCGAGGACAGCCATCGCCGGATCGAGGATGCGCTTCGAGAAGTCGTCCAGACTCAACGAGAGCTCGGCAGACGTGAAATTCACATCCACACCCTTCTGGGTGGCGATCTGAAGCGAAACGCTCGATTCGGTGGTGTCCTGCGCCGAAAGGGTCGCGCCCGAACGAACCGTGTACTGGTTCGGAAGGCGGATTTTCAGCGTGTCGCCAATCCTGGCGCCGGACTTGGCAAAACTGTCGTCATAATCACGGGTGATCGAGCCGACGAAGTTCAGCTTCTGGTGGAGAATGCGAAGGGCCTCCCGCGTCACCGCGGTCGGAGTCAGAATCGTATTGGACATTTGAGTTTCCTTCTGGCCCCCGAAGGGGCGCTGGGACGCGACGCCTCACGGCGTGGCATCTGGTTGGGTTAGCGCTTCGCCAGCTGGGCGTTGCGGGCTTTCAGCCATTCGTCGGTCGTCATCTTCGCTGCGTCCTTCACCAAATCCTTCTTGGTGGACGCGGCCTTGGTGCCGCCGACTTCGGCTGCCGGTTGAACTTCCTGCGCTGCTCGGGCTTTGCCGGCCTGGCGCTGGCGTTCGATGAACTTGGCCCCGATGTCCGCAAGGTGGAGCACCCTGAGTGCCGTGGGATCGGCGAGCTGCTTGACCGCATCCGGGTCTCCCCCCAGTGAACCCACCAGGGAACCCAATTCGGCAAGCCGTGCATCGGAGAAGTTCGGAATATGCTTGGCGGCTTCTGCCCTCGCGGCCTCGACAGCCTTGGCGTAATGCTGGCTGCTGGCCTCTCCGGCTTTGCGCGCCGCTTCCTGCGCTTTTGCGGTGGACTGGGCGTAAGCCCGCTCCGCGTCGGCCAGATCGAGCCGAAGGGCGTTGATCTGGTCCTGTGACAGCCCGTCGATCGGCGTGGCGAGAAGATCCTTGACCCTGGCCTCGGCGGTCTTGGCGGAAATCACCGCCTCGATCTGCTCCTGGCTGGCCGTGGAAAGCTGCTCGACTTCCGTTTTCTGGGCTTCGATGGCTCGCCGCATTTCTGCGACTTCCATCGTCTTCCTGGTGTAATCCGATTGCCGAAGGAACGCGTCCTTCAGCTTGGCGGGGACTTTGAACTTCTCTCCTTCATACTCGATTTCGGCATCTTCCGGGGTAGCCGTCTCGGCTCCCGTCGCCTGCTTCAATAGGTCTGAAAGGTCGTCGCTCTCCTCGCCCTCGGATTCCTCGGCTGGGATGTTAGCTCCCTCCTGCTGAGCAGTTTCGACCGGCGCGGCCTCACTCTCAGCAGCCGGGTTGGCTGCCGTTTCAATCTCTGACATGGTTCCTCGTTTGGGTTAGGCTGCTTGTCCCATCGCAGGCTGCGCGAATGCGCCTGGCCCGGCTGGGGCAACTTCCGCGTCGGGAAGCACTTGGCCCGCGATCTCTGCGAGCGTCTGACGGACGATCAGCGCAATTCCCTCGGGCGGCATCGCCGGGGTCAGTGCCTGCATCCGTTCTGTTTCTGCCTTGTAGGTCTCCACCGCGATCTTGGCGCGGTCGATGTCCTTCTTGTCCATCGCTTCCTGCAACTGGCTGTGGAGCGCGTTGAGCGCCTGGCCCATCTGCTGCATCCGCTGTTGAACGGCTGGCGGTATTTGCCCGTCATCTCCACGTATCTCGGGCGGAAGCATCTTCTCCAGCCGCTTGGCGATCTCGTCGGCGCCCGGCCAATCCAGGTTCTTCGCCAGCAAGTCGCCGATGACAGGGGCCGCGTCAGGATAGGACTGGATGAGGTTCATCATCTGCTCGGCCGCTTCCTCGCGGCGCGTGGTGAACGATGGCCCAGAGGTCACCGTAACGTCGTACCGGCCCGTGCGGATGTCGTGCATCCGCATGACCCCCTTCGCGTCCTCGAACTCGCCGTTGACCTTGACCGTGTCTGGTGAGCCGTCCTCGCCCAGAATCCGCACGATACGCTCTGTCGAATAGACCTTGGGGATGAGGTCAACCAGAATGCGGCCAGAGTGACGGATGGCGCGGGTCAGGTTGTCGATGAAGTGGAAGGTGGACACGTCGCCTTCGCGCTGGCGGGCGAGAATGGCGCGGCCCGAGGTCTCGTTGCTCCTCGCGCCCAGCGAAGCATCGTAAATGCCGGTGATCGCCTTGATGTTGTCCGAGCTCTGGGCAATCATTTCCATGACGCCAGTGGGGATTCCCGCGCCCGGCTGTCGCTGGGGAAGCTGCGAACCCTTCTTGTACAGCAGATAGGGATGCGACTGGCTGTTCGATGTGGCCCATTTGTTGGCCCAGCCCTTGGGAATCGCGTCCTCTTCCATGAGGTACGGAACACGCGGCGCGAGCGCGACGATCTCTGTCGCCGTGGTGTTCCAGTAATTGAACATCCGCTGATCGTCCTTGGCGTCGCGTATCAGCGAGCGGAAATGCCTCTTCCCCTCGATATTGACCTCATCGCCATAGACCGGGATGATCGGGATATAGGCCCCGGCCCATTCGTTCTTCTCGAGCTGCTCGACGCCGTTGACGATATATTGGCAGACGTTGAAGGTAGAAACAGGGCGCGGCCTGCCGATCACCGTCGCACCCGCTGCGAGGATGCCCTTCAACTCCTCGTCATCCTCGAACAGGGCAATGATGTCGCCGGGCCCAGCCTCGGAATCCGCCATCTGGACCATGAGCGCATTCTTTATGATCCGCTCGCGCTTCCAGTAAGCGGCGATCTGAACGTCATCGCCGTCCCGCCACGGAGCGCTGACGTTGGTCCACAGATGGCCGTCGAAGTCGGTTTCAGTGGCCCCCTTGTACTTAGCCTTGAACTGGTCACTGGTCAGGCAATCGATGACGTGAGCCTGCATCCAGTCGGATGAATCGGCGGCCGTCGAATAGGGATCGCCATAGACGCAGAACGGGTTCGCAACGCGACGGATGAAGATGTCCTGCTCGAACGCGGAAGCTCCGGCGGACTTGAGGCTTTGCGAGTCAAGCGCGTTGAGGGCGTAGTCGGTGTTGATCTGCCAATAGCCGAAGCCGCCCGATACCGCCGCATCGACCGCCGTGTCATAAGCGACATCAGCGTCGGAATTGGCCTCGATCGAGCGAATGATCCCTGACAGGATCTCCGCAGTTTCCGGGTCGGCATTGGAATCGCACGGGTGGACCTTGGTCGCGGGGCGGTTCTGGCGGCTGTCGTTGACGACCTGGCGGATGACCGCCTGCATCTTGTTGATCGTCAGGCACGGACGGCCTGCGGTCCTGCGCTCCTGAAGGATCTTATCGTCCCATTGCTCACCCATGCGGGCAAACAGCAGATCCTCCTTGGCGTGATTGCGGTTTTCGCTCTCCGCATCCTGGGCAAGCTCGAAGGCGTCAATCGCCTCTTTAACGATATCGTCGGCGCCGGGGTCGGTCTTAGCCATCAGCCCATCCACCCCCCTTGGCCCGCATAGTGACGAGGAACTTCCGGCTCTTCCGGTCTGTACGGCTCTTCGTAAGCGACGCACATCAGGCCGAAGGCGTCGGCGCCGTGGCTCGACCAATCGTGGTTAGGTCCAAGCCCGATGTTGCGCTGCTCGTCGCGCTTCTCGTGATACCAGCCCAGCGCGTGCCGCCCGGCCTCGGTCGTGTCGGCATTGAACCATATCGACGGGAACAGGCGGCGGGCGGCCTCAACCCGCTTCATCGCCGCGCCCTTTCCCTGGTTCTTGACCGTCTGCGTCCTGAAACCCGCGGCCTGAATGTGGTCGGCGAACTTGTCGGCGGTCAGATGATCGGCCTTCTCGCCGTCATGTGGGAGAACACACAGCGCAGAGCCATAGCCGCTGTCGCGCAGCCATTGCAGATGCGTTGCGAGCGGCTGACCGACTGCCTCGTAATAATTCAGCGCCCTGATCTCGCGGCCGACGAACTGAGCAACCCAGATCGCCGTGGCGTCACGAGTGCCGATGTCCCAGAATGCGCGATATTCCATCAGCGGATCGGGCGCGACGTTGCCGATCCTGTCCTTCGCCTCGGCCAATTGGCGGGCGAAATAAGCTCCTTCCGAGACGGTGATGTGATCGCCCTCCCAGATATGCCGGTATTGGTCGGGCTGCATTCTCAGGCAGTCCAGCCGCTCTTGTTCCAGTTCGGCAGGAAACCACGGATTGTCAGACCAGTTGGCGCGAACTACGATCGTCCCTGTCGGCTTGTCGTCCCCGAGGAACAGCGCATCCACCGGATCGGTCTTGAGCCGCCGATTGAGCGTGAACCACAGTTCTGACCCAGGCGCGCGGATCGTGGGGCGAAGCAGCATCAGCGAGCGCGAAGATAGCGTCTGCGCCTCTTCGACCCATGCCCGCTTGAAGCCCTCGAGAGACTTGATGCTCTCGGCGGTGTGGTCCTGCATTCCCTGAAAGATGATTACGCCATCGCCAGGCGTTTGAACTCGGTCGGAGAATATCCTGAAGCCGTCCGCCTCCCCGAGGCGGAAGTCTGCGAGCTTGCTTTCGATCAGGCGCTTGGCGCTGTCTTTCAGCGACTTCTGAACTTCGCGGATGCAGACCGACAGTAGTCCACGCTCGTAAAGACTGTCATCAACCAGCGCCCCGGCGCGATCGTGCGACTTGCCCGAGCCTCGCCCTCCATAGGCGACCTTGTAGCGCGACGATTGATAGAGCGGCCTGAAAACCTCAGCCGTTGGGATTCGGAGCGCTGACAAATTCGCGGACGATCTTGTGATAAACCGGGGCGTCTGGATCGCCAGCGTGCGTCAGCGGCAGAACCTTGCCGACCAGCGTGAGGAACGCCGTAGGGTTCTGGCTTGCCTGCTTCTCGAGATACCCGATTCCACCAACATTGCCGAGCGCGGTCAGGATCATGTCCTTGAGCTGCGCCGTTGTTTTGTTCGGCGTGCCCTTCTTGCGGCCGCCCGACTTAGTGCGCTTTCTATTTCCCTCTATTTTAGTCACAGCTTGCCTCGCTTCCGGCTCCTCAAGGGTTGGCCGGGGTTAGGTGCTCTATTCGTCTTCGGTCAGGTTGGCTTCGTAAGCTGTGAGCTTCGCGGCTTCCAAGATACCGAGCAGTTCGTAGCCACTGGCGTTCTCGCCCCAAGTACAGAGCGCAATGCCCTCGCTCAACTCGATCACTGCAATGACGCGAATTGGCTCGCCTTGCTCGCCAGCCTCCAGTTGGTCGGCAAAGCGTCGAGCGCAGCCCGCGATGTCGCGGAAGTTGTACACACTCAGCTCGGCGAGTGTGTCGGCATCGTGGACGAGCTTCATGCCTTGCGGTTCTTCAGGATCTTTATGAACTCTTCGCGGGCCGACTCTTCCATCGCGCCGCACTCAATCCCGCTCGCCATCTCTTCCTTGGCAACCTGGGCAAGCTCAATGTGGCGCCGAATGTCGCCGCCCTTCACATGTTTGGCGACAGCGAGCATCAGCAGAGCATCCGCTACGGCATTGCTCGTCAGCGGCTCGTTTTCAGGCACTGGACTGCGCCTTTCCCAGATCAGGCGTTTGCGAAATCGGGACATAGGTTAATCCCCGGCGCAGCCTCGCCTCGGCTGTCTCTACAGCTTCATTTTCCTGGAAGTTGCTTTGGGGGCTGGCCGGGGAAACCGCGTCGGGAAGGGAGGCGGCGCGGAATATTGGAGGCATCTGTCGGACTCGAACCGACATCTCACCCTTACGAAAGGAGTGTCCTACCTTTGAACGAAGACGCCGCGCTTAGCGGGATGTTCGGGCGGCGGACACAGTTCTAAGCATTGCAAGCCCATACCAAAATTCCGGGCGATTTACAACAGCTATTTTGCCCCGCGTCAAGTGGGTCGCGGGCCCAACGCGCAAGGCTATCAAGAGGTTCCGTAGCTAGGCCGCTCGCCTCTCATATCGTCCAGGCAAGCTGGCATCGTAGAGGCAAAACAGCCCGCGAATGCTTGCCTGCAACAGCTGGTAGTCGTTCCCGTCTGGCATCCGCACAAAGCCGATTGTGCGATGACGCCGCAGCAATGCCTCACCTATGATCGATCGCACCCAAGGAGCATCGCTTTCTCCGAGCGGCCATGAGCCGACAACGGGATCCACGAGCAGGCTCATGCAAGCGCCGCGCTCATATCCGCTCAGCGCAAAGTCCATGCGATCCATGCGCTCGCTTGCCCGAGGCTCGCGTTCGCGCGCCTTGTCCATTCGCTCGTAGCCGCCGCCCTTGAAGCCCTGCCTGCGCAGCAGCGTCACGAACCAGTCGCGCCACTCGCGGCCGATGTTTCTGAGCTCAAGCGCATCAATCGGATAGCCGTCCAACAGCCCAAGGGCATGGAACTGGCCGATCCCGTCGCACACGTCCTGATCGATCTCCCCGACACGTCCGTCAGGCCCCTTCGTCGGAGTGACGAACGAGAACAACTTCCGCTTCTCAAGGATGTGCTCCGGCGGAGGCGTGAACTTGCCGTCACGGATCAGGCGGCCCAGTCGATCGCGGGGGCCGTCTTTTTTGGGTCTGCCGCGTCTTTTAGCCATTGTCCGTCTCCCTTGCCCATTCCGGTGGCTGGCCCCATCCCATTTTCGCGAAATGGTAGCGGACCGATTCCGCAAGGCTGTCCAACTTCTCGGCTTCGGTCCTGGGTCGTCCTCTACGCTTACCCATGTTCTCCTCCATTGATCTCGATGAGCGACACAAGCTACGCAGCCTCTGTAAGAGCGATCAGCAGTTCGGATTTGCTCACGCCGGCGAGTTTCTCGATGAGCCACGAGAACGCGGCATTGACCGTCTGCCCATCAGCGTCCTCTGCAAATTCAACACCGTGGCTTTCATTATCGCTACAGATGACCGTCACGATGATTTTTCCATCAACCTTCTCGGTTGTAATATTGCCACGCCGCTTCATCGGGCAGCCTTTCCAGCAACGCGGCTGAAACAGGCGGTCATTACCTTC